AATAACAAGTACCGTATACATAACACACACGGCAAAGAAGAAAACCATACTCACATCAATAGTATAGAGAAGTGCAAGGAGATCATAGGTATGGTACAGCATGGGAAGCTTCCGAGAACTTCAAAGAAGTACATAATAAGAAGCTGTATAAGGCTAAGTACCGATGATTGTTATAAAGAGAAAGTCATTCAGCTATTGGAAATAAAGCAGAGGAAGGGCAAGCAGGCATATCACGATAAGAGAGTTATAGTTAAGGGGAGATTAGCGTGAATTTTGGCAAAGCATTGGAGCTATTAAAAGAAGGTAAGAGGTTAGCAAGAGAAGGTTGGAATGGCAAGGGAATGTTTGTTGTATATCAAAAAGGATATCCACAAGGGATTCCATGCAATAAGCAGACCGCTGAAGCATGGGGATTAAATGAGGGCGATTTATTCAAATGCGAACCATACCTACAGATTAAAATGGTAAACGGCTCACATGCGATGTGGGTCCCTTCGATAAATGACGTATTGGCTGAGGATTGGGTTGTATTGTAATCCCAATTATTTGACGTATATTAAGGCAGGTGATGCCAAATGACCACTATAACAATAGACTATATTCCTAATAAGAAACAGTCTATATTCCACATGTCCGATGCTACGGAAGCCGTGTATGGTGGGGCTTAGCCAAGGGTGGTGGGAAGAGTTGTGCATTGATAATGGAAGCCATGACTTATGGCATGGAACACCCAGAAGCAAGTATCTATTTATTCCGTGAAACATATCCCGATCTCGAAGATACATTGATTCCTGAATGGAAAGCAAAGGTCCCGAAGGAACTGTATGAGTGGAACGGGAAGAATATAGAAGCAAGGCTTATAAATGGTACAGTAGTGAAGTTTAGATACGTCAGGAATTATGACGACGCAACCAAGTACCAAGGCCGTAGCATGGACTTTATTGGAGTGGACGAGCTTACAAAGCATGAAGAAAAGACGATACAGGAGCTTTTATCGTGCTTGCGTTCTCCAAAAGGTTATCCGCCAAGGTTCAGGGGCACTTGTAACCCGGGAAGCAAGGGGCATTACTGGGTTAAGAAGAGATATGTGCAAGGTACCAAATACGGTGAAAAGACGATAATAGACAGCATAACAGGAAGTAAGATTGAATTTATCCCGGCTACCGTCTACGACAACGACATACTGATGAAGAATGACCCGGCTTATGTCAGGCGTCTCGAAAACCTTCCGTATGAACAGAAGAGAGCATTTCTTTATGGAGACTGGGACGTATTCGAGGGCATGGGACTTAATAACTGGGACGAAGGGCTCGTAGTAGTGGAAGATTTCGAGATACCTAAACATTGGCGAAGATGGATAGCGGTTGACAATGGATATACGGACCCGTTTGCGTGGTATTGGTTCGCAGTATCAGAGGACGGAACTGTTTATATATACAGGGAGTACACAAGGGATTACGAGGACGAGAATGTTATCTATAGAACACAGGCCGAGAGAGTGGTTGAACTATCGACCATAATAGACCCTGATAAATACCGTGACTATATAGAGCACGGCATAATCGACCCCGAACTATCTGATCTCGATATGAGGGAGTATGAAAAGATTGACTTCATAGTAATAGGGCATGACGCATGGCAACACCACCCGTCAACAAGGACCATAGATACACCGCAAGGTAAGTCGATCCTTGACTACTATACAGAAGGTGGGTTGAATAAGCTCGCAGGATATAAGAAGCCGTTGACAGATAGGCGGTTAAGGAAAGCTACATGGATTGAGTATCTTGAACCATTCAAGAATCAGGAAGGGAAGCTCACAACAAAGGTAAAAATCTTCAGGAATTGCAAGAAGCTAATTGAGACTCTGCCTTTGCTGGTAAACGACAAGAACGACCCTGAAAAGATCGAAGATGGGATAATAGACCACTGGTATGATGCCGCTGGATATGGCCTTATAGCATACCATGCAAGTAATACCAAGCCTAAGAAGGAGCTCACAGTAATAGAAGAGCATAAACAGCGTTTGGCTAAGAAGAACAAGAACATGAAGAGACGACTAATGTAAGGAGTGGATAGTGTGGCAGGGAAAGCTAAGATAGAAAAGGTAACAATGGTAGCACCATGCAGAGTATTTGGCTGTGGGAAAAAGGCCAGTTATAAAATAGGAAATCCGACTGGTTCACCCTCTGGGTTTTATTTCTTATGTGAAGAGTGCACAGAGAGTTTATTGAAGTCAATATCAGAGGTATTTGATGACAATAAAGAAGTTAATGTAGACAATAACGAGATTATTGCAGAGGTTGAAGAGGAAGAGATCGCAACTGAAGAAGTCGAGGTACATTATGTATGGTCCGAAGCTCCTGAAGAACCAATACCGCCGAAAGAAGAACCAGTAGAAGAAGTGGTAGAGCCTAAGAAAGCAACGTCGAAGAAAGCATTGGCAAAGAGGGGGACTAAGAAGTGATAGGTAGTTCTGAAATAATTATACTTCAATCCGTAGTGATAGTTGTACTATCTCTTGTCATAGCCTTCAAAGACCATAATACATTACGGCTTATGAGAGAGCATCAAATGGAAAAGAAGGACCTTCTCAACCGTATCATGGCTAAGGACCTTAATGAATATAAGAATGTCAACAATACATCGTTGCCTAAAGGCAAGAGCCCTTTGAGAAAACAGGAAGAGGATTTCGAGGGGCTATATGAATAGGGGTGGTTAAATGGACGCATTGAACCCAATTAAGAATATGTTTCAAGGTGGAAAGAAGGTAAACCCAAAGCAACCAAAGCAAGAGGTTGAGTTTGAGGACGACATATTAAATGAGGTCGTAAAGGATTTCGAGCAGAGGAAAAGGGATAGACAGTCGTTAGAACTTCAATGGCGACTTAATATGAACTTCTATGACGGCAACCAATTCGTATATGTCAACAGACAGACTAAGAATGTTGAAGAAGTAGAGAGAATGTATTGGTATCAGGAAATGGAAGTGTTCAACCAGATAGCTCCTATTATAGAAACGAGACTTTCAAAGCTCGGAAGGCTAAGGCCGATACAAAAGACACGGCCTGCAACCAACACTGACGCAGACATAAATAATTCAAAAGTTTGCAATAAACTATTGGAATCATACTACTATGACAGGGAAATGAGAGATCAGCAATCCGTAGCAAATACATGGAGCGAGGTTCTTGGCGGTGTTATATGGAAGAACTTATGGAATGAGGAATTGGGCGGGTCTATAACGAATACAGATGTTGGGATATTGAAAGAAGGCGACGCACAATCAATCCCGATAAACTACTTCGAGATATATCCTGATTCAATATGGCATGAGAACATAAAGGATTGCAAGTCGATAATCCATGCCAAAGCGTACACAGTAGAAGAGATAAAAGAAATCTGGGGCAAGGAAGTTCCCGGCTCTGAAGTGAACGTATTATCAGTAACCGGGACTGAAATGAACTCGGGTACTCTTGATTCAATGGGAGCAAGCTACAAGATAACAAACAGGACACAGAGGAACAGTGCCCTTGTAATTGAAAAATGGGAAAGGCCGTCTAAGAAATACCCAAATGGACGGCTTATTATATGCACTGAAAAAGAACTGCTGTTAGTGACAGATCTTCCGTACCTTGTTGGCGAGGACAACACAAGAGGTCTACCTTTTGTATCGCAGAAATCAATCAAGGTTCCGGGAAGGTTCTTTGGAAAGTCAATAATAGAAAGACTGATACCGCTTCAAAGAAGATACAACTCGCTTAAAAACAGGAAAGCTGAATACTATAACAGAGTTACTATAGGTCAGCTTGTTTATGAAGAAGGCAGTATCGACGAGGACTTCCTTGAAGAAGAAGGAGCGGCTCCGGGAGCGATGATACCTTATAAACAAGGATTTAATCCTCCGAGGTTTATGGAGTTCCACAATCTACCTTCGTCAATGGAAATGGAAGAGCAGAACATACTCCATGACTTCATAAGGATATCAGGCGTATCGGAAATATCCAGAGACAGCTCCGCACCAACAGGAGTATCTTCCGGTAGAGCACTTGGCATACTACAGGAGCAGGACGAAACAAGATTATCTCTTACAGCAAGTTATATTACAGACGCAAACATAGAGATAGGTAAACAGGTACTAAGGCTTTACAAGCAATTCGCAGATACCGACAGAGTTATCAGAAGTGTTGGAGAGAACCTCGAAGTCGAGATATTGACTTGGGACGCTTCAAACATAACTTCCGATGACGTGTATATAGAAAGTCAGTCACAGTCGATAGAATCCCCGTCACAAAGACGAAACATGGTCTTTGAGTTATTGCAGTACGGATTATATAACGACCCTGAGACTGGACGCTTAACTAAGGAAGGTATCTCGAAATTATTTGACGTTATAGATTTAGGAAACTGGGAAGCTGGAAGCGACACAGAAAAGCTGCACATATCAAAGGCAGACAGAGAAAATCAGGCTTTTGTCACTGGCAAGTGGGAAGATATTGATTCCTACGATGACCACATGATTCACATACAAAGGCACAACAGGTTCAGGCTAACATCAGACTTTGAAAAGATGATAGCTGAAAACCCGAACTTGGGCGTAGCTCTTGAATACCATGTAATGCAACACGCAGGGAAGATTCAGGAAATGAACCAACCTCAAATGCCGGTAATGCCAGAACAAGGTGCAGTTCAATAGAAAGGAGAGAAATATGTTAAAGCAGATTCAACCAACTTACAAGCTGAACCTTCAACTCTTCGGAAGTGACATGTTTAGTTCGCAAGCAGAGGGAATAGAAAACCCAATATTATCAGACTCGTACGACAGCGTGGAGACGACAGAAAATGAAGTTGATATAAGTAGTGGCTCAACAACAGAACAAGCCGTGACGGGCACAGAAACCACTCCTACGCCTACGCCCGAACCAATACCAGCATACGATTTTTCAGATATCAAATCAAAGCTCGACACTATACTTGGCAGAATGGATAAATCTCCACAAGAAGTTGAAGAGATTGAAGAAAAAGCCGCAGAGTTGACAGAAGAAGATATCGAAAGAATGAACAATGATTTTTACTTGCAGTTCACCGAAAAACCTCTCGAAGCAATCGAGAAGCTTATCGAGGAAAGAGCAGAGAGAAAGATCGCTCCTGTAATGGAGTATTTTGAAGGCGTAAAGAAAATGGAATACTGGAATGGTGTACTACAGGATTTTGAAAAGGCACACCCAGACTTTCCCGATTACGTACAGGACGTATCAAAAATAATACAATCTGACGAAAGCATAAGGAACTCCAAAAATCCTATTGAATTAGCTTATAAGTTAGCAAAGGCAGAAAAACTTGAATCAAAAGTCAGGCCGTTAGATCAACAACTAAAGGACGAAGGCGTATTGAAGGAATTGTTATCCAACAAGGAAATCAAGAACCTTGTGGTCCAAGCTCTGAAATCTGGCGGAATAGAAACACCAAAAGTGATCGGTTCAGAAGGCAACACTACAGTCAATGTAAAAGAGAAACCGAAAACACTAAGCGACGCAACAAAGGCATGGCTTAATATATAGGCTGTGATTTGTATATAAATTAATTTAATCCTTTAAGGGGGTACACAGACAATGGCAACTACTAGCATGAGCTCAATTAGTGAAGCTCTAAAAACGTATTACTTACCGGGAATGAGATACCAGTTGAACGAGACAACCTCTCCGTTCTACCAAAAAATAGAGAAATCAGCTAAGAATATCAGCGGAACAGATATTAAGCTTGCTCTAAGATATGGTAGACAAGGTGGTATTGGTAACAGACCAGACGACACTCTGGATATGCCAGTACCAAACCCAAGAAAAACCAAGCAAGCACAATGGGGAACTAAGAACATCTTTGCGGCTATCAGATTGACCGACAAGGTTATCAAGGCTACAAAGGATTCTAAGAACGCATTTGCTTCAATGCTTGAGCTTGAATTGGAAGATGCACTGAAAGACGCAAAGGACAACTTCAATAGACAGTTGTTTGGAGACGGTTCAGGCGTAATGGCAACAGTAGCAACAGGTGGTGGAGTAACTGGTGGAAACGTCGTTACAGTTGATTCTGTTAGATTCTTTGCAGAAGGGCAATACGTTGACCTTCTAAATGCAGACGGAACACCAGTGGTAGAGGGAAGAGAAGTAACTATAGTTGATGATATCAACAACACCATTACTCTTGGTGGAGCTGTTTTCACTTCTATACCTACAGACATAATCACTATAGCTGGTTCATACGGGGCAGAGCTTACTGGCCTTGGCAAAATAATGACTCTTGATTCCTCAATTTATGGAATCGACAGATCAACCAATAAATGGCTAAACCCATATGTTAAATCACTTGGCGGAGAACTTACATTCCTTTCTATTCAAGATGTTATCGACAGAATTGAAACAAGATCAGGA